CTACGCCTGTTACGTTCGACAAGCTGATCACCTACGAGCAGGCGACAAACGGTTTTGTTGGCCGGTCGCTGTTGGTTCGTGAGCACGAAACAAACCCACAAGAAAAAGACGAGTTCAAAAAACAGAAACTCGATCCATACATGGCAGCAACGCTTAAACAGCTTTACCATCCTGGCTATTGCTCAGACGAAAAGCCAGATCGACTTGAGCATAACGGTGACCGTATTGAGATCAGCACCACTGATGAAGCATGGCAAATGCTCAAACAGGTTAAGCGCTGGATCTACGAGTATGCAGAGCACCATAAAGGCACCAGCGGGTTTGAGGCTGTCGTGCGCCGTGGTTATGAGTTGTGCGCTAAGATATCACTGATATTAGCCTGCCCGGAGCGCGTGCGCACAGCTGAGCATGTACGGTGGGCTTACGCTATGGTTAGACGTGACATTGACGGTAAGGTGGAGCTGGCAAGACGAAACCAGCTTGAGCAGTCAGAGCGCAGTGACGCATTGTCTGACGTGCTTGTGAGCCGCATTAAGGACGCCTGCGCCAGTGAGCAAGGCGAAGCCATATCAACCATCATGCAGCGGGCCAGTAACAAGCGATACACCAAAGAAGACGTTTCGAGCATGGTGCAGAAGCTGGTGGAGATAGGCGAGCTGCAAACGCTGGAAGTTACCCATCCAAAGCGCGGTAAAACCACGCGATACACGTCTTTTTGAATTTAAGAATTCATAAACCAAAAGTTTTAATGCTGCCATCGAGCAGCATTTTTTATTTTCATCAGAAAAGTGATGCGCTCGTTAGAAAGTTAGACTATATTACTTGGTTGTGATTTATTTGCTTTTTTGTCCCAGTAGGCCGAAAAGCGGTTTTTGGATTTAAAAAAAGGCAAAAAGTTTAAATCCTAAAACTCTTTATAAATCATAGGTTAACGATTGGATTTATGGATTTATGAATTTAAAGTCAAAAACAAAAATACGCAAAAACGGCGTTTTTCGTGAAACAGAGTAAAAAAAGTTCATAATTCTTAAATCCTTAAATCCAAAAACATAAAGCCCTTCAAAATTCCGGAAATCAGCCGGAACGGTGAAGGGCTTTTTTATTTCTCTCTCTATATAAGAACTATTAATCCTCTTTATATAAAGGGTAAACCCTATAAAACCCTATAAGCTCAATCATGATGACATGGAAAATAAAGCTTGTAAATAGTTTTGCTTTTTATATTTTGTGCTTAATTTTGTGATCTAAATCAACTTTAACAATCACAAAATGCTTTATAGTTTCACCACTGAGTTAGCGAAGGAGTGCAAAGTGTCAATCGTAAGCAACAAGGCAGTAAAGCGCGATAAGGCCGCAGAGCAAGCAATCAAGAAGCGCCAGCAAGCGCGCAGGATGCTTGAGCGGATCAGTGAATTGGAATCGTTAATTTTTGAATGTTCAACAATTGGAGTGTGCAAATGAAAACAAGAATAGTAGTGCATATTGCGTTAAATGCTGAAAATGAGCGCGTTGGCAGTTTAGTTGAAGTAGCTGGAAGATTAATTAATTTTGATGTATTTAGACCGCACATATGGTCTAAAAGGAGTTCTTCAAAGTGGATCGGTATGCTTTTTAATACGCTTGAATCCGTGCCATTTTGGAAGGCACAATGTAAAAAGTCGCATAAAGTAGCGCGCTTCCAGCGAGTGACACTTATCGGAGAATCAAAGTGAAAACTAAAATTATTATAGCAGCGCTAACCATGGCGTTGTCAGTATCAGCAAGCGCAGAAGTGCTAAGAAAAAAGGCGATAATCTGCGATACACCATGGCAGCTTGAAAAGGTACTTGCTGCCGCATCAACTGGTAATGGTACCTTTATGAATGTCATTAAGAATGTCGGATGCCAGTTAAATAAAAATGATCTCAACGTGGTTCCAATGATGCAGTGGCCCGGGCAAGAAATGATGGTAAAGGTAATGGTGAGCGATCCAAGATATCCAAAGCTAGCAGGGTTAGAGGTGTGGACTGATTTAATTTTCTTAGGTAGCGCTCAATGAACTCAACAAATCCAAACTTCAAAGAATGGTTTCAAATCCAGGTAGACAAAATTAAACAGGAAAAGGAGCAAGCAAAATGAACAGCAATGCAACCACGCCACCAGCACTGCAAGAGCATCACACAGAAGAAACTAAACCGATTCAGCAAGAAGTTAAAGCAACCGAAACACAGATCGGCGGCGATCACTACACGAAATTAGCCATTCAACCTATGCGCTACAGCATGGAAAACGGACTAGATCCATTGCAGCATACGATCATCAAGTATGTAACTCGATTCCGTGACAAAGCAGGCATTGAAGATCTGGAAAAGGCGAAGCATTGCATTGATATGTTGATTGAATTTGAACGGGGTAAATAACACGCAAGATCGAAAAGCCCGCTTAATGCGGGTTTATTTTTTGGCGTTGTGGTAATATTTACCTATGTTTCATTGACATATAACGGGGTTATATGGCTGGAGGAAGACCACCAAAATACAACGCTGAATCACATTGCAAGATAGCTAAAAAGATGTGTGATTTAGGTGCTACAGACAATGACATAGCGGAAGCGCTAGGTATTGCTACATGTACGCTTTACCGCTGGCGCAAGGAGCATGAAGAGTTTAGAGAGGCCCTAAAGGTTGGTAAAGTTACTGCTGATGATCGTGTAGAGATGGCGCTATACCGGAGGGCTGTTGGATACACTCACGAAGCTGTTAAGGTGTTTCAGTTCCAAGGCGCTGAGGTTATTGTTCCTTACACTGAGATAGTTCAGCCTGATGTTACTGCCTGTATTTTTTGGCTAAAGAACCGCAAGCCTGATCAGTACAGGGCTAATCCAGAAGATAAAGGCGGCGGCACTGTCGATATGGCTGCTGCATTGGCTGAGCTTGCAAAACGATTGCCGGGCGCCTGATGGCTGAGTCAACTGGTAATCTTCTGCTTGATCGCCAGCTTGCGCGCTGGTATCCGCTAAAGGATATTCAGGTGCAGCTTGATTTGGTTAATGCTGTTGCTAATGGAATTAGATTCCCTGTTGCTCCGGCTGGCAGGCGATCAGGTAAGACGGAGAGGGCAAAGCGATTCATATCAAAACAGGCGCTTAGTAATTCAAACGAGAAATACTTTGCTGCGGCCCCCACGCGCGATCAAGCTAAAAAGATATGGTGGGATGATCTAAAGGCGCTGACATTGTCGGCTACTCACGACAAACAACCAAGCGAATCAGAGCTAAAAATATTCCTTCCAAATGGCACCGAGATCCATGTATTGGGTCTTGATCGCCCTGAGCGAATTGAAGGCATTAACTGGACTGGTGGCGTCATCGACGAGATAGCCGACATTAAGCCTGAATCAATGGAGGCTAACATCATGCCTGCATTGAATACCGTTAACCCTACACGCCCTGATTATCGTGCTTGGTGCTGGTTTATTGGTGTTCCTGACGGCCTTAATCACTACTATAAATTAGCTCAGTATGCACAAAATAGCGGAGATAAGGATTACGGTTATTTCCACTGGAAATCAGAAGAGATCCTTCCGGTTGATGTGATCGAGTCAGCCAAGCGAACAATGAGCAAGCAGCAGTACAATCAAGAGTATTGCGCATCATTCGAGACAGCAACTGGAAAGATCTACGAAGACTACGGGAAGCACAACCTAACCAGTGAATCAATTTTGCCACACGAAGAATTGCACTGGATGCACGATCAAAACTACACGCCATTATCGTCTTCTGTTGCGGTGATAAGGGGTAAAAAACCATATATTCTCGATGAGATAGTTCTTATTAGTGCCGTGTCTCATCAGTCAGCGCTTGAGTTTGTAGAGAAATTCAAAGACCACAAAAACAAAAAGGTTTATATCTACGGCGATCCTGCTGGCAGGGCTGGAGAGAAGCACGGCCATGCATCAGATTACACCGATATTGAAGATGTGCTAAAAGAGCATCATTGGAAGTATGAGCGAAGAGTTAAGCGCGCGCATCCAGCGATAAAAGACAGACAGAATGCAGTTAGAGCATTGATTATGTCGGCATCTGGTGATGTGTCGCTATTTGTTAATGACAAAACAGCACCTTGGTCGCATGAGGGCCTTGCAACAGTTCAGTTGCAGAAGGGATCAACATTCCAAGAGGATCAGACAAATCAGTATCAGCACATCACTACGGCGATCGGATACTTTGTCGATTACTTATGGCCTATAAATTCACCAGCGGTTAACATACCAATCAAATTCTCATGGTAAGGAAATAATCATGCCAATTAGTAGCGTTCATCCAGAGTACAGCGAGAAGATCCGGCGCGTGAAGTTTGTGCGTGATATGTGCTCAGATGAAATGACGGTGAAGGATAAAGGCGAGCACTATCTGCCTGCCGCTTTCGCAAAAGAAGAACCGGAGCGCTATGAAGCGTATTTTAAACCAGAGTATTTC